ACGGCAAAGAATACAAATTCTGGATTTCCTTTCTTTTCCAGAAAGAATTCTAATAGATGTATTAAGGATACTATAAACTGGTGTAAAGAGTTTATTAATAGCCCAAATTATTATTCCATTATGAAGCTTCCAACAACTCTTTTCTTCAGAGTTCAACCATCTGTTGATGAAGAAAGCAATACTGCTAACATTAAGATAAGACAAGTATGGGGTATACCTCAAAGAATTATTGCTTTAGAACATTATTTCTTTAGCGAAGTCTTAGAATCTGTTTATGATAACAACAAAAACGGAAATATTGCCATATATAGTTCTGGTCTCACTAATTTTGAAATAAGTAAAAGAATAATTGAAAGATTCACATCTAGAATAGATCAATCATCTGAAGGAGAAGGCATATTCTCAATGGACTATTCAAAATTTGACAGAACAATACCAAATGAGGCAATAGACTTGTTTTATTCTATATGTAGAACAGAAATGGATTTAGATGAATGTGAAGAAAATTGCTATAATATTTTAAGGTTTTATATAAAATTTACTCCTTTCATTTATGAAGGGAATTTATTTTTCTGTAAAAGAGGGATACCTTCTGGTTCTTTCCTTACAAACCTAATAGATACTTGGTGGAATTACACTCTTTGGATACTTAGTAATGATTTCTCAAAATATTATTCTGAGAAAGTTGAAGAATTCCTTAGATTAGGGGATTGTTTATTCAATAATAACTTCAAATCTTATTTGGAAGATTATTCTTCAGATAATACGTTTACAGATCTGGGAATATGTGGAGATGACTCAATAGTCTTCACAACTAGATTTCACATAGATGTATTGAAAATAATATGTAGAAGTTTTGGTATGAAAATTGAAATAAATAAGGATTCAATAGAAAATAAAAGAACTGTTTATTTTCTAGGCAGATATTGGGACTTTCTGTCGAGACCAATTCAATCAGAACTTTACTTTGTATCACATTTAGCTCTAAGAACTAAATTCTACAAAAAAGATGAGGTAAATTTTGATATATCAGAAGATCTAATAATAAATAGACTTCTTTCAATAACACTTCAATTCTATAATGGATATAACTTTCTAGAAAAATATTTTAAAAATTTTTATAAACTCAATCAATTCTTAGAAAATTCTAATGGATTCTATCTACTTAAAGAATGGCCTCAGAGTGAAGAGTATGCATATATAAATAGAATAGATGCTAGATCCTGGGAGAGGTTCTAAATATTCGGTACTTTGAATTAAAA